ATGACCGCTGGGGCGGCTTTGGCTCGTGATAACATCTGCGGCTACAACTGCTCGTACATCCCCGTAGACAGCCCTCGTTCGTTCGACGAGGCTATGTATATATTGATGTGTGGCACAGGGGTAGGTTTTAGTGTTGAGCGGGAGAACGTCGATAAGCTTCCTGTCATCAGCGAGAACTTCAGCAAGTCGGATATTGTTATCAATGTTGCCGACAGCAAGGTAGGTTGGGCGAAGGCATTTCGCGAACTGGTTGCGCTTCTTTATGCAGGTACGATACCTTCGTGGGATGTCAGTGGAATTCGCCCTGCAGGTTCGCGGCTGAAGACTATGGGTGGACGGGCATCCGGACCACAACCACTGGTTGACTTGTTTAACTTCGCTGTGGCTATGTTCAAGAAGGCGGCAGGACGGCGACTCTATCCTATCGAAGCCCACGACTTGATGTGTAAGGTTGGCGAGGTTGTCGTCGTCGGCGGAGTTCGTCGCTCTGCCCTAATATCTTTGTCGAACCTGAACGATGACCAGATGGCACATGCCAAAGCAGGTCAGTGGTGGGAGAACGAGGGGCAACGTGCCTTAGCAAACAACTCTGTTGCCTACAAGTCCAAGCCTGAGATTGGAACGTTCATGCGTGAGTGGGTATCCCTCTACGATAGCAAGTCAGGTGAGCGAGGCATGTTCAATCGTGAAGCGGCAGACAAGCAAGTTGCTCGTAATGGGCGTCGGGAAACGGGATATGCGTGGGGTACGAACCCTTGCTCTGAAATCATTCTTCGCCCCTATCAGTTCTGCAACCTGTCGGAGGTCGTGGTTCGCGCACACGACAGCCTAGATGACCTGAAGCGTAAGGTTCGTCTCGCAACCATTCTCGGAACCCTGCAATCAACCTTGACCGATTTCAAATACTTGAGGAAGATATGGAAACACAACACAGAAGAAGAACGCTTGTTGGGCGTGTCCTTGACTGGTATCATGGACCACAGCGTTCTAGCCGGAATGACCGACAGTCGCACGTGGCTAACAGAGATGAAGCAGGTAGCAATCGATACGAACGAAGCTTTTGCCCAGACGCTTGGAATCCAACAGAGCAGTGCAATCACCTGTGTAAAGCCGTCGGGTACTGTGTCACAACTGGTAGACAGCGCAAGCGGAATACACGCTAGGCACAACGACTATTACATCCGAACGGTTCGCGGCGACAACAAAGACCCGTTGACCCAGTTCCTTATCGAGGAAGGGGTATATAGTGAGCCTGATGTGATGAAGCCTGATGCGACAACGGTCTTTTCGTTCGCGATGAAGAGTCCGGAAAACGCCGTTCTTCGTGATGACAGGACTGCTATCGAACAGTTAGAGTTGTGGAAGCTCTACGCGAACTATTGGTGTGAACACAAGCCATCAATCACCGTGTCCGTAAAGGAACACGAGTGGATGAAAGTCGGAGCGTGGGTCTATGATAACTTCGATGTTTCATCAGGTGTTTCGTTTCTGCCCTTCAGTGACCACACCTATCAACAAGCCCCATATCAGGATATCGAACCGGATGACTATTATGATTGGCAGAAGTCATACGAACATGTGGTCTTGGATTGGAATAAGCTGACCGACTTCGAGAAGGAAGACAACACTTCAGGTTCGCGTGAGTTGGCTTGTACAGCAGGTGTTTGTGAAGTTGTTGACTTGACAGCGGCATGACAGATTTCCTGTGCCACTTTTACTGGGTAGATGTGGCAGTTAACAACAGGAAGCATAGTGACTGAATAACCCTTTGTAACGGGGGCAAGGTATGCACGGGGAGTGGTACTCCTGCTCAACCAGCTAACGTGTAGTTTAGGTGAAGTATTAGAGACAGTTACTAGCCTGATGTGGGTAATAGTCAAGTCCCACCTATGCACTTTATAAATACACCCGAAAGGGATGACTACTTTAATTTGAACACTGAAATGATACTAATAGTACCGATAGGGACGGTGAGATAAAGAAAGGGTTGATTATGATTGCAATGATTCAAGTAAAGGAGTATATTGAGAATGAAGATGGCAGTGCCACCATCACGTTTGATTGTGACGTCAAAACAAGAGAGTTGCTTACAGGTCTAGGTCTTGTATCGCTTCTTGAGAAGGCAGTAAACAAAGAGGATGGATACGACGTAGCCGACCCGAACCAACTGGAGTTTGATTTTGATGATAGAAGTTAAGTTAACAAAAGATATTACGGATCGTGCCAAAAAGAAAGCTGCCTCTGTAGGAATTTTACAGGGCAGCATAACAGGTGGCTTGAGTAATGTTGTTGGGGCTATTGGGGAAATAATTGTTGCGGATGTGCTTGGTGCGGAAGATGTCAACACCGTTAACTACGACTTGGTAAAAAACGGTAACCGCATTGATGTCAAAACAAAACGTTGCAACACCAAACCTTTTCCTAACTATGATTGCAGTGTTGCGGCACACGGCTTACAACAGGATTGCGACACCTACGTGTTTGTTCGAATAAAGATTGATATGACTCGTGCTTGGATACTTGGCGGAATATCAAAGGGTAAATTTTTACAACAGGCTACGCGATACTCGAAAGGTGATGTAGACCCCAGCAATGGGTTTGTGTTTAAAGCGGATTGTTACAACATTCCCATTTCAAAGCTTGAGGATATCAATGTCCAAGAAATTACTAAAGTCAACGCTGTTTGATCTCCACTTCTACCTGAGTGAAAAAGGTCAAATTGAAATAGAGATGTCCAGTGTTGATCCGGACAAGTTTCGAGATGCAATGGAAAGTGGGTTCCCCGAATACGAAGGAACCCACAAGGTAGCCAGCCTGTTGCGTTACCTCAATTCAATCGGTAACGAGATACGAGAAACATCGAAGCGATATTTTTAGTTGTTCATCATTCTTCCTCTAAAGTCGGGGTTTTTTCCCGCATCAATAAAGTTTTCGATGTCTTGTTTTGTCACACGCTCGTTTTGAAACTTGCTTCTGAAGTCTTTAAGAACCGCTTCTGACGGTGACCTGCCAACAAATTCTTTGTAAATTTCCCTGAACATAGCGTCTATGTTAGGCTTTCCTGCCTTTGTATCTCTGACTTCTGCCCCTGCTGCTAGTTTCTTTCGGGGTTTTGCTTTACCACCGTACATCATTCCCATGCCGGAAGTCATACCCATTTTGTCTTTCCGATCCATCATTGGCGATGACATGGTTGTTCCACTAACATTCTTGGGGGAGCGTACCATAGAGCCGTACGCATAGCTTTTCATTGGTTTCCGTTTCACTGACTATCCTCCTCAGTTTCTTCAGGTTCTTGGGGTTGAATTAGGCTTGGTGGTATTCCCATCGCTGCTTCGGTATCAATTACAAAGTCGGGATTCACTATATAATAGTAGGCTATTTCAGATTTAAGGATTGTTGAAAACTTTCCACTTAAGTCTCGTGCTTCTTTTGGCAGAAGTCCTTCTGGTGTATCCAGAATTTTAACCATTGATTCTGCAAATTCAGGGTTACTTAAAGCCACGTTTAAAATCGATTGTCTAGTCTGTAGATGCGTTCGTATGGCTACAGATCCACCTAACCATCCCGGACCAACAATTCCTCTGGCATAGGCAAATGCTTGAGCCAACAGGCCGTCAGGTGTAAAACCTTTTGTGTCGACGTGGGATCTAAATCCGGTTGTGACTTTTCTTTCTGTTTCAAATATGGTTGCTAATCTTTCAAGAGACTTGTAGTGTTTGTCTCCGAGCATCTCTATCATGACTTTTTTGTGAGCAGGATCGTTAACATAATTAATAAAGTCATCTACCTTACTGATCTGTTGTTTACCTTTTGAACTGAAGGTATCAGCACCATACTTGAGTCCGATGTTTTCTTTAAGCCCCTTAAAGTAAAGAATTCGGAAACCTTCGTTAACTTCGTCCGGATCCATTCCAAGAGCTACCAACTCTTCTTTTCTTTGCCTGATACTTTCTGGGGTTGCGTTTGCAAAGTTTGATTCCCAAAATCTGGAAGGATTTTCACTATCATCAGCAAACTGTGACATTGTTTTCAGAATGGCGTTCTCTCTGTCAACAATGTCTTTTGCTTGTTGTCTAACAGGACTTTCAATGTTTTTTAACTCGTCGGTAAGATCCCTGACTTCGCGCTGCAAATTTTTGTCCGTTGTGAATAGCTCGTCTAGTGTTTTTGCAGGAGCAAGAATACTTTCCGTGTTTGCAAGTCTTCGAACACCCGGAGAACCGTCTTCATTGATAACATTAATTGTTAAAATGTCCCCTACTTCTTTTACTCTGCTGGCTCTATCAAAATCCGGATTACTCAGATTGTTTATGAGTTCTTTGGATAATATAAGGTTAGGATTAGCCAAAGAGAATCCTGTAGCATCTCCAGCACGTTCGATTGTTTTTTGAGCATCCGTAACGGCTTGTTGCGAAGTCACTGCAAAATTGGATTCAAGCAAAGATTGGAGCATATTAGCAACACGCTTTTGTCTAGGATCTCTAAGGTCAAACACATAGTTCGTTGGCGTACCTGCAGGACCTATCTGTTCTGCACCGTACCACTGCATTATATAATTTATCTGATCGCTTATTTTATCTCTAAGTTTCGATTGCTGATCAGCAGAAAGCTCGTTTTTATTAAAGACAAGCTGTTTAACACTATCTGATATAATATCAAAAGGCTCTCTGGCAAGGTTTTTATTATTGCGATATGTATACTTTCCTATTCTATCCCTTGTTCGCATACGCCCTCTGCTTCCCATAACCTTTCCAGCGTAGTTAGGTTTATCAGTGGGCGCACCCATCAATCTTGCATAAGTTTTTCTTGCCACAAGAACTTTTCCTAACAAATCAACAGAAACATCAGCATAAGTTTGATTTATAGCGTTATTAAATTTGTTCATTAGAGGTTTGACATTTTGATTTGGGTTTTTTGATAGTTGATATACTATCTCTCTGTCTCTCATGTACCTGTATATGTTCTCTACTTCATCTACGTTTGCCATAAGAAGGTTAGTGCCTGTGGTGTCTCCTACCTGTTCTGACTTTGACTGTAAGTAAAGTACAAAATCAAGGTAAGTTGAATCTTCATTTCCCACAATTCC